TCACACCCAAGACCAACTGATCCGGCATTTAATAGCCCATTAGAAATCTTGGCAATCTCAAGTACAACAATTACAGTCCAAGCCGGAACATCATTTTACAAGGGTGAACATACCTTTGTCAAGGCAGCAGATAATTCGATTATTGAGCTTGGTTCAGAAATCACATTCTCTGATGATGCAGCAATCTCTGCTGATAATCGCAATGCAAGAAAACAACTTCAAGCTAACAGAGGTTTCTTGCAGGACATGGTCTTAGGTTATATTGATGATAACTACTTCCTATACGACTCTGCTAAATGTGAACGGGACATCACAAGACACATACTGCCATCGGTAGAACGTGATGTTATTACTGGTTCTAATTTCAACGCAAGACAGACTGGTATTGCATATCGTCAAGGCACAATGGGTGCTGAGACTGTAGTTCGTGATCAATTGGTAGAAACAATTGGAGCAATCGAACACCTCAAAGGTCTTGCTACTGCCGGTGTAACTGATCCTGCATCTTCACATAGAGTTGAAGAGTCATTTAAGCAAATTGTAGACATCGTTAATAATAACGGCAAGTCTTACACTCCTGCTGCTGGAACCACTTATGATCCCGATTCTGGTGTCATGACAATGGAGATCGGTACACACGATATGCAGGTTGGTCAAACTGTCATCATTGCTGATGAGAGTGTTGTCTTTACTTGTGCTTTGGATGGTAATGCAACAAATCATGCATACCCACGAAAAGGTGATCCTGCGTACAGAACCCCCGTCACAGTAAATCTGGTTACAGCTACAACGATTTCAGTTAATGTTGGTGGATATCTCAATGGTACTGCTCACACATGGGTGAGTTCGACTTCTAACTGTGTGAAGGCAGGTAGTTATATCAGTGCCTACACACCATCGACTGCCACTTATGTACCATCAACTGGTGTATTCACTGCTACAATCGGTGGACACAATCTGGTCAAAGGTGACTACATTCAATTCAAACCCGAATCAATTGTCTTTACATGTGATTTGGATGGTAACAATACAGAACACGCAACACCCGAGGTACATCACCCATTCTATGACCGACCTGTAAAAATTACAAATGTCGTCGGTGATGTAATTACAATGAATGTTGGTGCTGCCACTAACGGTGGTGGAACTCATACGTTTGTTTCGGCTGTTGAAGGTGCGATCGAGGCAGATCCGATTGTTTGGACTGATCCTGCTAAGTATCTCGACTATTTCACACCGACAGATTCAACTTATGATCCTGGCACGGGTGTAAGTACAGTGACATTACCAGGCCATGATATTGAGCTTGGAGATTACATTGAGTTTGCTCCTTACAGCTTCACATTTACTTGTGCAGATGATGGCAATGCCACTGAGCATTCTTATCCTCGCAAGGGTGACAGTAATTATCGCGAACCAATGGAAGTCACTAACGTCGCTGGAGATGTCATTACAGTTAATGTTGGTGGAACCGGTGGTGGTGGAGCACACACATTTGTAAGTGCATCAGATGCTGCCGTCGCTAAGACTACACATAATTCTCAGGGCCAACTTGCAAGAGAACAATTGCAGGCAAATAGAAACTTCCTACAAGAAGAAGTTATGGCATACCTCGATACACAATATTTTGTATTCGATGGTGATAAGTGCTCAAGAGATACAGGCTACATTCTCGAAGCTGTAAGACGAGATGTTTCAACTGGTTCAAATTATAACTCTGTATATGCTGGTCGTGCATATCGTGCAGGAACTGCTAGTGGTAACTATGTCATCGCAGATCAACTTACGGAGACAGTTGCTGCTATACAATATCTGAAGACTGAAACTGCTACAAGATTATCAGGTTCAGAACTGACTGCTGCTAATGCTGCATTCGATGAGATTATTGATATTCTCAGTAATGGTACTGGAAATGCAGATGCCTATAACTTCGGTACTGCTACTGCTGGTACTAATGCCCAGAATGGTAGATTACAGTTACAAGCCAATAAGCTCTTTTTACAAGAAGAAGCCATTGCATTTTTGACTGTAAACTTCCCAACATTCACTTATGACCAATCTAAGTGTAGAAGGGATACGGGTCTTCTGATTGATGCTATATCTTTCGATATCTCACACGGTTCAAATACTGCTGGTATTAACTTTGCTCGACTCTACTTCAATGAAGGTGTCAGTACCTTACCAGAAGCTCAGAAAGCCAAAACTGCAGAGGTTTATGAACACCTCGGTAAAGTGGCCTCAGATATCGTACAACAGATTGCTGTTACTGCAACCTCAGGTAATGGCATAACGCAGGATGTTTCAAACCCAGATGCTGGAATTGAAATTGCAAATAGATCATACAATCTAATGGATCTTGTGGCCAAGGTCTTGCGTGAAGATACGCTTGATTGGCTACCTACTCCAATCGAACCTGGTTATAATACAGTAGCGCAGATGACTGCATCTCAGGCAATCGATGGAATCACAGAATCTTTACAAGGTGGTGTGATTAAATTCCTGCGAGAAAATTATAACGGTCTTCCATACAATAAAGATAAGTGTCGCAGAGATGTTGGTCTTATCACTGATGCAATCTCTAAGGATATTGAATACGGTGGTAATGCTTCTACAATCGAAGCTGCGAAATACTACTTTGCTGTTGACGCAAGAATGGCTTCAAGCTATGAAGAGCTTAGAACAAGAAATGTTCTATCAATACCAGTAACCGGTCAGTTCTCTGTCTTAGATGATCTGGCTGCAGTCTCTGGTTTGAGAGAAGCTACAAATATCTTGCCAATGGAGCAAAGATTACCTACGAAGAGAGCATTCGAACATCTGGCTACAATCGCAGGAAGTATCGTACAAGAAACTCCAGTGGTTTCAAATTTCACTAAGTACACACCAACAAATGCTCAATACATACCGGCTTCTGGTGAATTCACTGCAGTAATTGGTACGCACCCATTTGCTGTAGGTGATACAGTATACCTCAAGCCTAATGGTTTCACTTTCAGTTGTGACATGGGCCAGGGTTCTGGTGTACAGAATCATACTTCACCACAGAAACACCACCCATTCTACAACAAGCCTATCACCATTACTGCTATCACAGCAACTAATATTGTAATGAATGTAGGTGATGGTGGTTCAGGTTTACAACCACATACATTTGTTTCTGCTGATGCTGATTCAATCAGTACAGGTCCTTATCAATTATTTGACGGTACTGCTACAAGTGCTGCAACCGGTACTGCTGTTACTGCTCTGTATAATGTTATCTCTGATGTCGTTGAGGATAACGATCTGGATAATCTGGATACAATTGAGGTTAAGCCTCTTGCTGATCCTAACAGAACAGTTGCTCGTGAACAAATTCAGATGAACAGAAACTTCATTATTGATGAAGTGGTTGCATACTTGAATGACGAATATTACACATTCGATGGCGAGAAGTGCAAGAGAGACCTCGGTCTAATTATCGATGCTGTAAAACGAGATATTGTTACAGGTTCAGATTTCAATGCAAACTTCAACGGCCGGGCTTATAGAATTGGTACTGTCGGTGCTGATGCTGTAATCAATGATCAATTAACAGAAACTGTTTCTGCAATCAAATATGCCAGAGATCTTTGTGTTGCTGCCGTACTTGATTCAAATGTTAAGGTAACTGTTGCTGCAAGATTCGACAGAATCATTGACATGATGGGTAACGGAACTGCATATTCTAATGTGCTTGAATTTGGTTTCGATGCGATCAGCTCTTCAAGAATTAATGCAAGATCTCAATTACAAGCTAACAAAACATTCTTACAGGCTGAAATGACAGCTTGGTTGGCAGTCAATAGAGCTTCACATACCTATGATGTTGCCAAGTGTGAAAGAGACATGGGCTACATTATTGATTCCGTATCTTGGGATATTCAACACGGAAGCAATTCGGCTTCAAGAAATAATGCCACTCTGTACTTTGAGAACGCAATAAGTGTTTTACCAGAAGATCAGAAAGAACCCACGGCTGCAGCGTTTACTCATATTGCCTCGGTTGCAAGACTGGTTGCAAATGGTGATACTGTTACTGTCACCTCTGGTAACGTAGAAACACAAGACACAAGTTCAGGTAACTCGGGTGGTCCTCTTGCCATTGCAGTACAAGATCTAATGCTGATTATTTCAGATGCGATCTCTGAAAATGGACTGGATGGAATGCCAGAACTCGAAGAACCAATTGTTACTGCTTACGATGCAAATCTTCAGGCTGCATATGCTTCAATCGAAACAGCTAAGACAACTGCTCAGGCTGGTGTGTTGACTCACCTCTCCACGTACTTCAATACTCTTTACTATAACGAAGAGAAGTGCAGACGAGATACTGGTTACATGATCGATGCAATATCACACGATATTCAGTACGGTGGTAATGTTGCAATCACAAACGCAACTCAGGTTTACTTTGAGAATGCTGTCAATGTATTGCCACTCAATCAAAGAGAGCCTACAAGAAAGGCATTCTTACACTTGGGTACTGTGATGAATCACATCACTCGAGAGATTGAGGTAACACCTACTGTAGGTAATACCAGTGTTCAGAACTACAAATATGTAGCTGCTAATCCTATGACTGGTATGTTGGTAGAAGATCTTGCCAAGATTGTTGCTCTTGCTGTAGAAGATGCAACACCAACAATTGCAAATCTCCCTGCTAAGGTCGAACCTTCACAGACATGGGTTGCTGGTAATTACACCAACTCTGTAGATGTGATTGAAAATTCTTCCAAGACCTGGGCTGATAGTGTGATAAGTCATATCAGTACTACATATAACGGATTGAGTTTCCCACGAGGTAAGTGTAGACGAGATGTTGGTTATCTTGTCGATGCTGTGTCTCACGATATTCAATACGGCGGTAACTTTGCAACACGAACTGCTGCAGGAATTTACTTTGAAAATGGAATATCGGTACTCCCAGCAGATACGAGAACACAGACTGCCGACATTTATAGCTACCTAGGTACTCTGGCTGAAGGTGTAGTACAAGAGACTGATGTTTCGACTGCAACAACCTATACTCCATCCAACGCAACATATGATCCGGCTACTGGTGTGTTTACCGCAACAATCGCCTCACATAGTTTCAAGGTTGGTGATAAGGTTTGGTTCAAGTCAAATGGAATTACATTCAGTTGTAACATGGGAGGTGGTTTACAGAACCACACATCACCACAGTCGCACCACCCATTCTATAACAGAGGGTGTCCAATTACTGAGGTAGATGGAAACATCATTACAATGAATGTTGGAACCGGTGGAACAGGTCAGGTACCCCATACATTTGTATCGGCAGACGCTGATTCACTGAGTACAGGTCCTTACCAAGACACTAGTGGTGTTGCTGCTACTGCAACTGAAGGTGCTAGAACTGCAGTGTTGGTTGGAATCATAGAGGGTGTGATACGAGACGATGATCTTGATGCCCTACCAATCATCGAAGAACCTGATACATCTTGGGTTGCAGCCGATGTGATTGCTACTGGTGAAATGATTGATGACAATACAGAAGAACTTGCCATCGATCTGGTCGAATTCCTTAGAAGAGAGTTTGATGTACTCGATTATAACAAAGCTAAGTGTCGACGTGACACTGGTTACTTACTCGATGCATTCAGCTATGATTTGAACTATGGTGGTAATACTGCATCAAGATGGAACGCAGATTTCTACTTCTGGAACCAAATTTACAGAATACCAGAAGACCAGAGAATACCAACAGCTAGATCATATCAACATCTTGGCAAAATCTGTAAGGATATTGTCCTCGGTAAATACCCAGGTCAGGTAGTGAAGAGTGGAACAGGCACAGATGTCGAATCTAAGAAGGTTCAGGATCTGGCAAATATGTTCTACCTAACACAAATAAATAATGACACTACATACTTACCTGTCAAGGAAGAGCCAGATTACTCATGGATCCCTGCGATCGTAAGTGATGTGGGTTCAATTCTTGAATTTAATAAGATTGATCTTGCATTTGATACAGTTAGATATGTCAATGCGACTTATAAATATATTGATATTAATCTCACTAGAAGAGATGGCCTGAATTTACTGAAGGCAATTGAACAAGACTTTAGTACGGTGAATCCAGCTGGACCACCTACAAGTAATGATTATCAGAATAATGGTGATAGACAGAGAACACGAGCTTATAGTGCTGCATTGTTTGACTTTAATGGTAAACATGCATTCCCAGTGTTCAATTCTACTACCCCAGGTCTGAAATATATCAGTTCAGTTGCTCGAATTAATGGAGATGCTACCGACTTAGATGTAATTCCGGTGGCAGATCGTAAGCCTAACCATGCGTATATTGTTGCTACGAACTTCGCTACCAACTTCTACGCTGGAGATATATACTATTGGGATGGAACACAATGGTTAAATGATGGGGCCAATAATACTGACCTCTTAGATGCGTTTACTGGGGCTTGGATAAAGATGAGAGATTATCTCATTACCCTTTCACCAGATGCAGATCACACTGGCATGATCAACGGTTTGATTAATGATTGTTTGATTGATAACGTGTTGAGACCAGAAGTGTTGCAATTTGGTTCACTTGTTGAATCGATTGCCCACCAGTTCAATGGTGCTTCTGCTGGTGTTAACAGAAATGCTTTACCATTGAACTTTAGAAACCTTGGTCTGCCAATTTCGGCTCTGGCCTCGGTACTCTCGGAAGACGGGGGTCGGGTAAGATGGTCTGGTGCAGACGAATTGAATAACCAATACTTCGCAAGAGGTTTGAGAATTAACGGTAGAACAGGACGAATTGAAGGTAGACCATTTACATCGTCTGTAAGAAAACTCGCTCGAAGGGCTTCAAATAGTAGAGCTTCGATTTAAAGGATATAGAATAAGATGCCAATACCACCCGATTATGGAAATAACCCAACAGAACCAGAACTCGATGAATTTGGTGTTCCTACTGGGATCACCATCGTCGAAACTTCTCAAGCACCGGATGCGTTGCCTATTGGAGCAAATTATGAGCTCACTACGAATTGGACAACCATTCTCCAGGTACCAAAATTCAAGGTACCGGAACTAGTATTCGGAGGCTCGACTACGGTTGAGCCGGGTATCGGAGAAGTTATCTCCCCTCTGATTATTTCTAATAAAACTGCAAACACTGTGCCAGTAGATGTAAGAATCAATAGATTCCCTCAACGACCACAAGATGAGTTTTATGTAATTAGAAATCTCAGATTACCCGCCTACGATACTATTCCTATACCCTTAAACGGTCAATTTTTTGCATCCGGTGACATACTTGAAGCAAAGGCTACTAGTAATTTAGCCATTGATGCTACCATATCATATACCATAGGACAGGCGGAAGAGTACGATGTCGACTAGATTTAAATCTATGGGTGCCAAGACCATAACTCTTGGCCAGGGAATTCCACAAGAATTTCCTATTCAACTAGACCCGGCCCCATTTGAAGGGTCCCTTGTCTATGCAGAGAACGGAACGATCAAGTTATCGGACGGTACTGCTTGGGTTGATGTTGGTGCTGGACCTGCTGGTGCTCAAGGCGCGCAAGGTTTTGATGGCTCCCAAGGTTTACAAGGAGATTATGGTCCCGGTTTTACTATTATCGGTTCTGTATCAGATGTCGATTCGGGTGGAGATCCACAAGCAACTTTAACCGCAGCATTCTCATCGCCTAATATTGGTGAAGGTGTCATTGATGACGCCGATGATGAGTTATGGATTTGGGATGGTGCCAATTGGGTTAACATTGGTTCTTTCCGAGGCGTTCAAGGTTTTCAAGGTAATCAAGGCGCACAGGGTGTACAGGGTAATATCGGCGAAGAGGGTATTCAAGGTACCCGTGGCTTTAGGGGTCTACAAGGTAATCAAGGACCTCAAGGCACGCAAGGATTTCAAGGCTTCCAAGGTCGGCAAGGCCTACAAGGTGTACAAGGACCGCAGGCTGCGCAAGGTACACAAGGTTTCCAAGGCAATCAGGGTGTTCAAGGTGTTCAAGGACCTCAGGCTGCTCAGGGTGTTCAAGGTCTCCAAGGAGATCAGGGTATTCAAGGCATCCAAGGGTTCAACGGTGATGATGCAGGTTCGGTCTATGAATATAGACTTGATAACTCATTAATCGAAGCAGATCCCGGCAATGGGGATATGATCTGGAATAACCCAGGCAGTCCTACAGGTGATTTCTCTGCAGTAACCACTATGTGGATTGATGATGAGGCATTCTATGGCGTAAGCATGGAAGGCATTTATCAGGCAATTGCTGCATCAACAGCAGCAAATAAAGCATATATGAAGGTCACAAAGCGTGGCCGACCTGATGATTATGTAGTCTTCTCTATTCAAAGTATGACTGATAGTGGTGGTTATTGGCAAGTGGGTGTTACCTATGTTGCTGGTACTGCAGTAAAAGAAAATTTTGTAGAAGAAACCTCTCCCGGTACATTCACCTCATATCCATTATTGGTTGCATTCTCTATCAGTGGTGATACTGGTGCTCAAGGTTCTCAGGGTACACAAGGTTATCAAGGCACACAAGGTGTCCAAGGTCCTCAGGGTATTCAAGGCGATCAAGGTACTCAGGGTGTTCAAGGTACTCAAGGTTTCCAAGGTTCTCAGGGTATTACTGGTGCCTATGGTGGTGTCACATTCAGATATAACTACATTCAAACCGATGTAACCAATTCAGATCCTACTGCTGGATTCTTAAAAGGTAATAACGGAACACTTGGAGCTTCAACACAACTTTATATTGATGTCACTGATGCAGATGGTATCAACATCAATGGAATGTTGGCAGATTTCTACGCTTCAACCAATCCCAATAACAAAGGGTATTTGAAATTAGCAGATGCGTCGGACGTATATGACTATGCGTTGATGGAGGTAACAGGGGGAGCACTATCAGGTGATATCTCGTCTGGTTACCATGTCGTTGAAGTTACTGGTGTAGTAAATCAGACATTCCCCGATGGTTCAGATTTAAGAATTTCTTTTGTCAGAACTGGTGATCAAGGTGCTCAAGGTGTTCAGGGTCAACAAGGATTCCAAGGTGCTCAGGGTCAACAAGGAACTCAGGGCAGACAAGGTTTCCAAGGTACTCAAGGTTTCCAAGGTGTGCAAGGCTTACAGGGTACTCAGGGTAGACAAGGAACTCAAGGTTTCCAAGGTACTCAGGGCTTCCAAGGTACTCAGGGTCTGCAAGGATCTACCGGTGATTTCGGTGGACTTACATTCGACTATACATTCGATACTGCAGTTGCTGATGCCGACCCAGGTCAAGGTAATTTAAGATTCGATAATGTTGCCTTTGGTTCGGCAACTAAAATGTATATCGATGATCTTACTGATCAGGGTAGTGATCTTGCACCTTTATTCACTGAATTAGATATTAATTCCAGTGGTGTAAAAGGTCTGTTTAGAATCATTGATGCAACCGATATCACACAATTTGCAACTTTCGATTACACAGAAATCACTGATTCGACTGGCTATCACACATTTGATGTGAGTCATATTGCAGGTGTCACATCATTTGCAAATGACGCAGATATTAGAATCACATTCGTAAGAACTGGTGATCCCGGCGCACAAGGTCTGCAGGGTTCACAGGGTGTTCAAGGATCCCAAGGTCTACAGGGTTCACAAGGTGTTCAAGGATCTCAAGGATTCCAAGGTGGACAGGGTGTTCAAGGTATTCAAGGCCTGCAAGGTCAGGTCGGTGACCACGGTGGTCTTTCTTGGGATTATCTCTTTGATACAAATACAAGTGCTGGATCTGCTCCAACTACTAATAGCTGGAAGATCGACAATACTAATGTAACACTTGCTACGAAACTCATCATTGATGATATTCCAAATGATGCATATAATAACGAACTAGATGACTTCTTTGACTATCTGGCTGCAATACCTGGCACACCAAAAGGCCAGATTCTTATTGAAAGCATTGCAGATCAGGATGGGCCAGCTGGACATCATTTTGTAATCTATGAATTCACTGCCTTCAATTGGGATAGTGGATCTGAGCTTTATGGTATCTTTGATGTAAATTATATTGCATCTGGTGCCGTAACAAGTAATAACTGGGCTAATGTAACGGCTGATCATGGCCCAGGCACATTGGTACACTTCATACCTGCAGGTCCAGAAGGAGCTCAAGGAGCTCAGGGTCTACAAGGTTTCCAAGGTATTCAAGGTAATGCCGGTGCTGCCGGTGGTGTAACATTTGAATATAATTTCAACTCTGACACGAACACGGGTTCGTTGATTGGTGCTGGTGAATTAAAATTCAATAATGCTACATTGTCTTCAGCCACGGACATGCGAATTTCCGATACTACGGCTAATGGCACGAACCTCGATACATTCTTTACAGATTATATTTTAAACAACCCAGGCCCAATCAAAGGGTTCTATAAGGTCATTTCAATTGATGATCCTACAAAATATGTTGTTTATTCTATTACTGGTGGTTCGAGTTCTCTCACGAATTACAGATTAACCAGTCAACATGTCGCAAGTGCTACAGGTGCTACGGCCGCATACTTTACATCTAACCCATCCGTGTTCATCACATTCAGCAGAAATGGTGACGATGGACCTCAGGGTATTCAAGGTTTCCAAGGTTCTCAGGGTCTACAAGGTGTTCAAGGTGAACCTGGTCAGGGTGTACAGGGTATTCAAGGTTCTCAGGGATTACAAGGTCTTCAAGGTAGCCCAGGTGAGGCCGGTGCATTTGGTGGTGTAACATTTGATTACACATTCCGCACCAATACTGATATGGGTACTGCACCATCATTCGGTGAATTGAAGGTTAATAACGGATCTGCAAACATTGCAACCTCTCTATCGATTCACCACAGAGATGATAACTTTGTCGATATCAGTCAATATTTAGCAACGATTGATGATTCTTCAAGCCCGATCAAAGGTCACTTTAGAATCTCAGAAAAGGCACAGCCATCTAACTTCCTATTATATACCATCAGTGGACAAACTGTCAATGGTTCGTGGAATGTGGTTTCGTGTTCATTTGTTGACGGATCACTTGGATCTGGTACATTTGCAGATAGTGAAGACATAGTCATTACCTTTGCTAGAACTGGTGATGCTGGACCTCAAGGTCCCGATGGTAACCAAGGTACTCAAGGTATTCAAGGCTATCAAGGTTTCCAAGGTGAAGCTGGAGATGGTAACCAAGGTACTCAAGGTTCACAAGGTACTCAGGGTCTGCAAGGTGATCCGGGTGGCCCAGGTAATGATGGACCTCAGGGTGCTCAGGGCTTCCAAGGTGTTCAAGGCTTCCAAGGTGGTGATGGTTTCCAAGGCCCACCTGGTGCTGGAGAACAAGGTACTCAAGGTTTCCAAGGGCCACAAGGACCTCAAGGATTCACCGGTTCTGGTGGTGATGGTAACCAAGGTGCTCAGGGCTATCAAGGTGCACAAGGTGCTCAAGGACCACAGGGTTTCCAAGGTTTAGACGGTGGCGAAGGCCAACCAGGTGGACCCGGCCAACAAGGTCTGCAGGGATTGCAGGGATTGCAAGGTATCCAAGGTCAAGGTGGTGATGGTGGTGATGGTACTCAGGGCCAACAAGGTACTCAAGGTACGCAAGGCCGTCAAGGAACACAGGGTATTACTGCATCAGGTGGTGTAGGTGCTCAGGGTACACAAGGTTATCAAGGACCACAAGGTATACAAGGTTTTGGTAACGAAGGTGGCCAAGGTGCTCAAGGACCTCAGGGTACACAGGGACTTCAAGGTACCGATGGATCTGGTGCTCTTGGTAATCAAGGTACTCAAGGTACGCAAGGCCCACAGGGACTTCAAGGTGACTTGGGTATTGGTGGTGATGGTAACCAAGGTGCTCAAGGACCTCAAGGTTTCCAAGGCTTGCAAGGTACTACTGTAAGTGCAGATGATGGTCCTCAAGGTATGCAAGGTTTCCAAGGTGCTCAAGGTTTCGCAGGAGAACAGGGTGCTCAAGGTTTCACTGGTTCTTCCGATATTGGTGCTCAGGGACCTCAGGGTGCTCAGGGCTTCAATGGTAACGACGGTGCTCAAGGTGCTCAAGGTTTCACTGGTGCTGCTGATGAAGGTTCTCAGGGATCACAAGGACCTCAGGGAGCTCAGGGATATCAAGGATTCCAAGGTTTCACTGGTGCTGGTGCTCAAGGTTTCACTGGATTCCAAGGTTTCCAAGGTGCTCAGGGTATTCAAGGTGACGATGGTGGTGCTGGAACGACCGCTTCGGTTAACGTATTAGACATTCACCAATCGGGTCTTCAAACAACCGCGATGTATGTGAACTTTGTACAGGGTGGAACTGGTAACAGACCTCTATATGGTACATTCACACCTAGCCCATATAGTGTAGAAAACTTGACCTATACTGCATCTTCCGGTATTTTACAATTAGAAAATATGGTGATGTATGGTAATCTTACTTTAACTCAGAATAGTTCGATTACCAATTCTTATGATTCGGTCGTTGATATCGTGGGTTCTTTAGAGGTCACAAATGATATTATTACTGCATCCGATGCTCGATTCAAGGATAACGTCACTCCGGTGAGTGATGCCCTTGACAAGGTTATGAGAATGCGTGGTGTAAATTACTTCCTCAAAGGTGAAAACGAATTAAAGCTTGGTCTGATCGCTCAAGAAGTACAAGAGGTGTTGCCAGAGGTAGTATATGGTGACGAGAATCTTGGTGTTTCTTATCAGAATATTGTTGCACTACTGATCGAAGCTATCAAAGAACAACAGGAGCAGATCAACTTATTGAGAGGTAACTAAATTATGCCGTTACAAACATTTGGTACCATAAGCATGAACAATATCAGAAGTGAGTTCGGCATCGGTGGCACCGTAGGTTTGGGTAGTACATTTACAGCAGATGCAACTGATCCCTATATCGGAACGATTCCTACAACCGGTGGGGTGTCTGTACAGCTAACTAACTTCTATGGCTCATCCAGACGTACAGCAAGAATGGGTCGGCCTGGGTTCGGTAACCAAGCAACATCTAGTGGTTATCTTAATCGTAGAATAGGCTGGTCTTTGACCGATGGTAGCCAATTTTGGCTCTACGAATACGGATCACAAAACGTAGCATTTGGCTCTATCACTCGATATACTGGTCTTTCTACTACGTCTCAGTTAGGTGGTATATGGGTCACACAGTATAATTACGGTGGGTCTAACACATACCCCATTTTCAATATATCACATAGAAGTTCTTCAAACAGCGGCTGGACAAGATTTTACATCAAGGGTCCTACGTTCCCTAGTGGAGTCACAAGAGAGTATACGGTTACCAGAACCTCAGCTGCGATGTTTAATAGACCGAATTATGGTACTACCGAACAGAGAAATTATTATGCTTGGAGATGGGTTTGGTATACAGGCGACATCACCAATCTAAGAAACATAGCTAATTTGATTGTCTATTGTAGAATATATAATAGATCACTTTTTGTTAAATTCACGTGAGGTTATAAATGATTACGTACAAGATTATGAATATTGATAATATTCGAAGAACAATGTATATTCGATACAGTAAACCAGATTATGATGATTTTTTCGTACAGTGGGCATATGAACCACCACTGTCGGATGCTGAAGCACATAAAATATGTGTTGATGGTGTCGACGAAGCAGTACATCATTGGGAGTTACAAGACACCGCGGAAGCATTTACGCTTGGGATGTCAGATACTGGTATTATTAAGAATAAAGTTTTTGATGAAACACCAGACTACAGTACCCTCACTCAAAAATTAGAAGAGGTCAGAACCGAGACCGAAGACACCATTCGCATTTCTTTTAATGTCGTTCCGTTATCACAAGAAGAGGCGGAAATGAGTATTAGACAGCAAAGAGATGATTTTCTCTTTCAAAGTGATATTCACGCATTAGCTGATAGGGAGATTTCAGACGAGATGGTTGCTTACAGGCAAGCATTGAGAGACGTTACTGATCAGAGTGGTTTTCCGTTCACTGTTATCTGGCCGGTCCGACCCATAGACTAATATGAATACTGTTAAATTTTATGTCTTAACTTGTAGGAATCTAGCTGCTCTTAGAAGACATGAAAAAATAATCCCAAAAGAGGATATGTGTATTATCATTAATACACTCAATCCTCATTACGAAGCAGACGCAATTTCGTATTGCCAAACTGCTGGGATTGAATATCACGTAACAGTAAGTGATGGTACGGCTGCAACCGGAAAAAATGCATTCTTAGATACGTTCGAGGCTTCCGACAATGATTATGCAGTTCTCATTGATGGTGACGATTTCGTAACACCACACGGAGTCTGGACGTATAAACAAATGGCAAATATTGATGTCGTTCCCGATGTCTTAGCTCTCGAATATCAATATGCCAATTACAGAGCATGGGGCTATGATATTCACATGCCCGACGTTGTTGAAGATTGGGATGTACATGATCCGGATCTAATACCGGCTTGGGGAACAAGAGCCTTTTGCATGAATAAGGCTTGGTGGAACGAAGCTCTTGCCGGCGAACTCATTAAAGACGATGAGAGTGATCCCGATGATTTTGCCAAAACATTCAACGAGGTCCATACATCATGGGCAAATCATTGCTACAAATATATTAATAATTGGGAAACACATTGTAGAATAGTGTGGTTCTCAAAGACAGCAGCAAATGGTTTTCGCTTTGATAATACATTCCGGGTCGGCGAAGATACCATGATGTATTTTGAATATAAACATGCCCATATGCAGGGCGACCTTATTATGAAGCATTTATTTGATAGGTACCCAACCTATGTCTATGATACGCGCATTGGTGGGGTTGTTGAGGAAGAGAAAGACAAAAACGGACAAGATGTTGGATTTGTTGCTTGGCTCACTATTTTAAATCAAGCATATGATGAATTAGAGGCTGCAGGCAAGATGCACGAAGAAAGATTGCCTGAATTAAAAGTTCATACATATACAGCCCCAGAAGATACATTCAATGAAGCTGACTGGGATATAATTTGGCCAGAAAATTATAGGCCAGATACATTAGGAGTCGTCAACTACCCCGGCAAGAGAATCATCAAGCTCTAATCCGTCTATTCTTTCGGTTCCTTAACCCAATAATTATAAATAGAGAAAAAAGGAATTGACATGTCCTCAAGAGCAAATATTTACATTGATCAGGCAGCAGACTTTCGTGTCAGCCTCGAGCTATTCGACGCCGACGACGATGAGCTGTTAATTGATAGCTACAACTTCTTTGCCAGTATGCGTAAAACATACGGCTCCACAAAGATAGCAGATTTCGATATTGAAAAGTCTGGTAATGACATTGCGCTCGTTCTTAAGGATGAAGTCACAAAAACTCTTAAGCCCGGTAAATATCAATACGATGTACTGATGGAAAAACCTACTGGTGAGATCTCAAAGATAGCAGAAGGTCTTGCAATAGTCGTAGATACAATCACGGATACCACAACATATACGCCCAGCGCAACTAATACGCCTCCGACTGGAGATGGTGTTGCAGATGGCGGATCATTCTAATTGGAGAATACGTAGATGGCCTTTATAACGCTACTGCATAAACGAAGTAATGTTGGAGACAGAAGCCCAACAACAGAAGATTTATTTGACGGCGAAATTGCTCTTAATACCTATGACGGTAAATTATTCTTTAAGAGAAATCAAGGTGGTGTTGAAAGTGTCATTGAAATAGGTGAAAATTTTGATGGTCAATATGTTAATCTGACTGGGGTACCGACACTATTAAGTTCATTCACAAACGACCCTGGTTATCTCACAGATTATACAGTGACTGTTGCTGATATTCAAGCACACCAATCTGGTATTACGATCACAGAATCACAGATCAGTGATCTGCAAAATTATTTGACTGCCCTTTCTTATGGTCAGCTCACAGATAAACCTACCACACTGGCTGGTTTTGGTATTACCGACGCAGCCACTTCAGCTCAGGGTGCTCTGGCAGATACTGCAATTCAGCCAGGTAGAAATATTAGTACGCTACAAAATAACGTAGGTTATCTTACCTCGGTTTCTAACACGGACGTTACACAACACCAGACAGATATTGTAATTACAGAATCACAGATTAGCAATCTGCAGGCATATTTGACCTCGGTATCTAGTTCAGACGTAACTCAACACCAAGGTGATATTCAAATAGCTCAGTCACAAATTACAGATTTCAATGTCAGTAATAATGATGTGACTCAACACAATTCAGATATTAGAATTACTGAATCACAAGTTACGGATCTCCAGTCATATGCCACTGCTGATAATACAATGGAGTTTACCAATAAAACCGGTAATATTAGTCAGTGGACAAACAATGCCAATTATATCACAAATGCTGAAGAAATCAATGATTTAAGTGCAAATGTTACTTGGTCTGTAGTACCAGATCCATTTATATCACAGTCTTCTGTATTGCAACACGAGAGCCAAATTGTTGTCTTTGAGGCTCAGATTGGTGATTTGCAAGATTATTTGACAGAAGTTTCAAATACTGATGTAACACAACATCAATCATTGCTTCAAATAAATCAATCTCAAATTGTTGATTTTGCTGTAAGCAATACTGACGTAACTCAACACCAGTCAGAACTTTCAATCACTGAATCTCAGGTTAGTGATTTGCAGTCTTATCTGTTATCGGAGACGACTACATCACTTGTAGCAAACACAATTAGCCAAGAGTTATTATTTACAGATGAAACCGGATCAGTCAATGCGGTCGATTTGAGTTGGGCAGTCGATGACACCAACTTGGCAAGACTGGTCAGTGGTACACTAGATGCAAATACTGGTGTTGCAACATTTGAAAGGGATGATGCTTCCACATTTACTGTTAACTTTAATCCGTTATTTGATGATACGAATTTAACACGAATTAATGCTGCTACTTTCGATACAGCAAATGGTGTATTGACACTGACAAGAACAGACGCCACAGAGGTCTCGGTAGATCTTGATGGTAGATTCTTGACCGGAATATCTAATACTGATGTTGTAGCACACCAATCTGATTTAATGATAACCGAGTCACAAATTTCGGATCTTGGTTCTTATATCACAGATTACTCGGTTACTGTTGGTGATGTTACTGCACACCAAGGAGCTCTACAGATATTAGAGAGTCAGATTGTTAGTCTAGGTCCCTATGCCCCATTAACTGGTGGTGTTGTACCAGATGCCAATGTTTCAAATACATCAATTACCCAACACGAGTCTTTACTTTCAATCACCGAATCTCAGATTTCAGATCTTGGTACCTATCTCACTGCTGAGACAGATACACTGAGTGATGTAATTGGTAGAGGTGCGACTACAACCACTACGGCTGTGATCCCATTCCTTTACGCTAATCAAGCAGCATTCCCCGATGCATCTACATATCACGGTGCAATTGCTCACAGCCATTCTGATGGTGCAATGTATTTTGCTCATAGCGGCTCTTGGAATTTATTGGCGAATGATACATCTGATCGTAAGGTTGATATCGGTCGAGACAGAGACGATAGTCTTGCAAAGTCGTTGAATGTAACCGGTCCTATTACATGGGCTGGAAGTCTTGATACTATGGTTGGTCGTGGTGTTACTGGTGCGACAACCTATACATCCAGATTCTCAATTAAGCATAGTATTGTTGGTGCTACTGACGATATCCAAATTGAACTCGTCCCAGGCAATGGTGCTGGTGGTAGAGGCAGTGTGGGTGTTATTGGTGGCTTAAAGGTTACGGATGAGATCGAAACTGCATCAACCTTAAATCTAACTCCACTAGATTCTGCACCTTCAAACGCGGTAGCAGGAATGATTGCTTGTGCAGATTACACCAACTGGGATCCCGCATCATCGGCTACGGCTAGACCATATCCAGTGTTTTATGATGGAGTGGCCTGGGTCGCTCTGTATTAAGACCAGGCTAAAACCATAAATAGCTCAGGTACTTCTATGACTAAAGCTATATAAGAATAACAGGACATAAGGGATGAGCATCAAGGTAAAGGTTGGCGGATCTAAATCGATTCGATCTGTACCTAAACAAGATTCAACTCGAACGGTTGTTGCCGCCGGAGAGAAAAAGCCGGTAATCACCCCAGATTCTATAGCACTTGGTATAGACACTGTAGGCTCTTTCGTTGCCTCTATTCAAGAAGGTATTGGTCTTGATGTAACAGAAAATAATAGAGAGAACGCTGAGGTAACAATATCACACGAGATTACCACTTCAGAGGTAAGCTCAAACAATTCAATTCTTGCATTCACAAGAAATGTTGATATTGACCAATTCGGTCACATCACACAATTTTATAACTCTTCGCTTAATTCAGATAATTTTATCTCGGATGGCACGACCATCACAGCGAAGGATATTTTATTTGGTAATACAGCAGTAACGATTGGTGATTCGACCGATACGATAGAGGGTCTTTTATCTCTGGGTGTGGGTGATTTTACTCTCACTGCGAATACAATATCATCACCTACAACAATAAATTTTAGTTCTAATACTGGATTAATTTCTGCCGGTGGTGCTCGAATTACCGGTCTCGGTACACCCACACATTCAACCGATGCAGTAACAATTGAATACCTTGGGGATATCTTAGGTAATGTACCCGATCCGGTAAATCCTACTGATGCTGCAAACAAACGATACATAGATCTTCAAAGAGATAATATACTTTCTCGCATGACTGCACTTGCAGCTACTACAGCAGATCTAGGTTCTAATTACTCATTTTCCGGTAATACGATTACACGGATACCTGGGCCAAGTTTTCAAGTTGACGCTGTAACCGTTTGGAATCTAGGTGATGGTCTTCTAGTAAAAGATCAAACAGATTCTACTCAGAATGGTCATTATGAGATCACCCAGGTGGGTGATGCAACAACATCTTGGATTTTAGAAAGGTCTGCTCTTACAAATGAGGCTGGTGAGGTTGCAGGGAATGCAGTCTTTGTCACTGATGGCTTCAACAACAAACATACTGGTTGGGTCTCTACCGTTGAGGATGATGAAAGATTTGTTCTAGGTACCGATGACATCACATATGTTCAGTTCCAAGGTGAAGGTCTTTACACGGGTGGTCGAGGCATCACTCTTGTTAATAACACTCAATTCGAAACAGATTATACCCAAACATTCTCAGTCATTAATGGTAAAGACGATAGTCTTATTATAACATCAACTCTGGTAGATGTCAATAGTAATGGCGGATTTATTTTACCGGTTGGTACTACTCTTCAGAGACCAACAGCTCAACAGGGAATGATTCGGTATAATACATCGGACTCAAGATTTGAAGCGTATAATGGAGTCACTTGGGGTGGTCTTGGTGGTGTCGTTGATGCTGACCAAGATACCTTTATACAGGCTGAAGCCTCGGCCGGAGCCGATGGTGATGACCTCGATTTCTTCACTGCTGGTACTCGGCGATTAAGAATAGACCAAGATGGTGATATTCAATATGGTATTGCCAATAATCGTTTCACAATGGATTATACCACCGGTGATGCGATCTTTAAGGGTGCTGTAGATTTTCAGGCTCGATCAGCAATTATAATACCTCGTGGATTCTCAATAGAAAGACCGGCAACTCCTCTTGCTGGTATGATTCGTTTCAACGATACGACAGATTCATTCGAAGGTTATAATGGAAATAACTGGGGTACTTTAGGTGGTCTTGTCGATTCAGACCAAGATACCTTCGTACAAGTAGAGTCATCACCCGGTGCTGATAACGATGATATCGTATTCTTTACTCGGGGTGTCAACAGATTTAGAATTGACCAAGATGGTACAATCGGCTTTGGTCAAAATAATAATAGAATCACAGTCGATTATGCCACCGGTGATACTGTATTCATCGGTGATGTAGACTTTAACTCTACTGGTGCTATCACAATTCCAGATGGTGCAACGGTTCAGAGACCTGCCAATCCTGAACGAGGCATGATTCGATTCAATTATACCGATGGTGTTTTTGAAGGTTACGATGGCACGAATTGGTCTGGTCTCGGTGGTGTCATTGACTTAGATAGAGATACCAAGATTCTATCTGAAACTTCTGCTGGTGCAGATAATGATCGGTTAGATTTCTATACTGCCGGTGTTGAAAGACTCAGAATTAACAGTCTTGGTAATTTTAGATTCGGCCAAAATTTTGATAAGTTTACGGTTGATTATGCAACAGGCCACGGTTCATTTGGTGGAACACTTGATGTAGGCAATCAATTAACTGCTGCTAGTGCAGCTGTAGAAGATCTCACAATCGCTCGAGTTGTTCACGTTGGAAATAATGGTGAATTGGTCGACGACGATGGCTTCACATTCTTTAATGATCTACTGACAGTACCAGATCTTTACGCCACTGGTGATCTTACAGTAGATGGTGAAACATCATTTGGTGAATTGTCGGTCGGTGATCTCACACCAAATAGAGTAGTGTTTGCTGGTCCTGATGGTCGACTGGTTACAGACACTACACTTAGATTTAGTACAACCGGTCCTCGTATGGTTGTCAAGGGTTTCCTTGATGTAGAAAAAGATCTGACGATTGGTGGTAATTTAATCATTGGTGATGCAGCCACTGACACAGTCACTGTCACTGCAGATTTCAACAGTAACTTGATTCCAGATGAGATCGGTAATTTTACTTTAGGTACAATTGGTAAGAACTGGCACAGAGTCTTTACTCCCACAATTCTAAGTGATACTGAAATAGTCACAATTGATGGTGCTGGTGCTCTTAAATTACCGGTAGGTTCAAGAGCTGAAGGACCTGATGCTTCTACCCGTCAAGCGGGCATGATTCGATTTAACTCACAAGATAGTCGATTTGAAGGTTATGATGGTACTCGATGGTCTGGTCTTGCTGGATCTGTAGTTGATATTGACCAAGATACAAAAATACTTGCTGAATCTACTTCTGATTCGGATCGGTTGGAATTCTTCACACAAGGTGTTCGAAGATTCTTCATTGAGAACAATGGAAGTATTACTACAGATTCTGGTGTTGACCTAGTCTTTGATGTTGATGGTAACATTAATGTGAGTAATGGTATTATAACAGGTCTGGCCAAGCCTGTCAACCCCCAAGACGCAGTTAGTAAAGAATATTTGGAAGATGATTTTACGTCGACAATGACGTTTAATCAGGAGAATGGACCTCTCACCGGAATCACACGAACAGTCGATGCAGTCGATGATCCAACCTTTAACATGGTCAATGGGTTGGAGATTAAAGGCTTTGATATTGCAAATAATTCTATTGATCTTGGTCTTACATCGCCCATGTCAGGCAGTGAAGGCATATATGGTAATGATGGATTCACACCAAGAATTCGAATTACAGAAGATGGTCGAATTGACTTTGCCACCGAAATTGCTGTAGAACTTCAGGCCAACGCAATTCCAGATTTCACAGAAACTGCTCGTGATATCATTGCATTAATGCTTGAAGAGGGTACCCAGAGAGGTATCGCTGTAATTAATGATGACCTCAACGATACGATGGACTTCATCGTTGATGACTTTGATATCACACTGACCGGAGATATTACCGGTACTGGTCGAGTCAATTCGGCATCGAACACTACAATTACTACCAGTATTGATACCACCGTTCTTGATGCCCGATACCTCAACACGACTGGAGATACTGCAACCGGAGATCTTGCAGCTCCAAAATTTGCCGACTCTGCAAATACATCATTCTATGTACAGCCATCGTCTACCTCATATATTAGAAATCTACATGTCGGCTATCTTGCCGGTTCTAGTAGAATCGATTTTTCTGATGGCATAGGTTCTATTGCTACTCTCTTTGCTCTCAATGGCAAAATTGGTTTCTTAAGTAGTACTGGTAACTGGGCCTTAAATGTAGATAAGAATACGGCAGATGTCACTGCATACGGCGACATAANTTCCTTTGGAGACATTAAGGGCTCCAAATTTGTCGATAGAGATGCACAGACATATTTTGTGCATCCGGGTGGTACTGATTCTTTATTAAAGCAACTTGCATTAGATAACTCACTTACAATTGGCTCTAATTTAGTTATCGACACGAATGAGTTATCCACCGTTGCTGGAGACATGATATTCAATCCTGCAAGTGGTGTGGTAGATGCAAATACGTCTATCATTTCAAATGTCAGTGATCCGATTGATGACCAAGATGTAGTAAACAAAAGATTTTTATCAACAGAATTAGGTACACTCACCGCGCAAGGTATTACGATTGGAGCTGAGACTGGGACTGCAGATGTAGTCGCACTTGGTGAACTTCTTACATTTGCTGCCGGTGCTGGTATAGATACACAGGTAAGTAATAATCAAATATTGATTGTTGGTGAATTGGCGAATACCACAAATGTAGGTGTCGCATCATTCGCTGCTGCTAACTTTAACGTAACTTCTGGAGAGGTTACCGTCGCCGAATTAGACGGTGGTACTTTTTAAAACATTAGATCTTTATAGATCGTAGAATGGAAAGGGCATTTATATGTCGACATTAATTAGGCTTCGTCGAAGCGCTGTCCCTGGCCGAGCACCGACCACGGCACAGCTCGAATTGGGTGAAATTGCACTCAATACAGCTGACGGCAAGATTTATATTAAACAGTATGATTCTGTCGCCAACACAGAAAGCATTGTAGAATTCAGTGCAGACCCAAATGATCTTTTAGCCTTAATTAAGACAGTCGATGGTGCAAATTCCGGTCTCGATGCAGATCTTTTCGATGGTTTAGATTCAACACAATTTTTAAGATCAGACCAAGACGATACCATGAATGGAAGTCTGGTGGTTACTGGTGATCTTACAGTATCAGGAAACACAACATATGTCAATACAGAGACTATTAATCTTTCTGATAACATTATCACTCTTAATGCTAATCATACAGGCAGTCCGACTCAAAACGCTGGTATCGAAGTTGAAAGGGGATCATCAAATACAGTAACACTTCAGTGGAATGAGGCTGGTGATTATTGGGAAATTGCGTCTGGTGGTGTCACTGGTAGAATTCTAACCACGGGTGATGAAGGTGCTGGTAACGGCATTGATTCTGATACACTTGATGGTCAAGAGGGTACCTATTACCTAGATTATAATAACTTTACTAANGTACCTCCCGCTACTCTTGATTTAACACTGGCCGGAAAAGTAACAGGTAACGCGTTCTCTAACACTGGTGTGATGACGCTCACTACAGAGCTAGCCAATACTGGAGTCATACCAGGCACATACGGAACACCTTCTCAGATTCCAGTTATCACGATAGACGAAGATGGTCGAATCACAGTGGCTGGCAATACTGCAGTAGCTGGTGTTGATGATACTACATGGTACCAAGCAAATAATACCTATCAGATTGTAACTGGAGATGGTTCGTTCTTCAATACTGTCATTTCCGATTTTGGTTTAAATGTAGATTTTGGTGCGGGTATTGATGTCACTGGTGATATTACAGTAACGGGTGATGTCGATGGCAGAGACGTTTCAGTCGATGGTGCTAAACTCGATCTGATCGAAGATGGTGCAACCGCTGATCAAACAGCAGCAGAAATTTTAACTGAAATTAAAACAGTTGATGGTGCTAATTCTGGTCTTGATGCCGATCTTTTAGATGGTCAGGAAGGCACATATTATCTTGACTTTACAAACACAACAAATAAACCAGACCCAACATTATCTTTGGCTGGTGATGTTACTGGATCTGCTACATTTACAGATTTGGGAAATGCCACACTTACTGCTGATATAGCCAATACAGGTGTAGTACCCGGCTCATACGGTACCGCATCTCAGATACCAATCGTTACAGTGGGACTTGATGGTAGAATTACATCAATGTCTAATACTGCTGTCGCGGGAGTTGACGATGTTACATGGTATAGTGCCAACAGTACATTATCAATTCAAACTGGTGATGGATCGGTCTTCAAAAACGCAATAGATGAATTCGACGAGATTACAGTCAATGGTAATGTGATCGTCACTGGTCTTGTTGATGGTCGAGATATTGCCCTTGATGGTGCAAAACTAGATACGTTAGAAGATGGGCTTGAGCTCACACTGACAGGCAAAGTAACTGGTACTGCAACTTCTAATACTGGTGTAATGACCATTGCAACTGAACTTGCAAATACTGGTGTTACGGCAGGTGTGTATGGTACCGCGATAAGAGTACCAATCCTTACGGTTGATGAAGATGGACGAATTACCGCAGCAACCGACGTACCATCACCCTCAGGCACTACTGTATCTGATGTAGATTGGGTGGTCGCAAATAATACACTTCAAATTACACTTACATCTGGTGTATTATATAATACACTTATTGAAGATTTCACTGCACTTGATGCAGATACTCTTGATGGGTTGCATGCTGCTGACATTACAGCTATCGCTGCAAACAATGTTGGTAATGGGACAATCTCAATTGAGGCTAACACCGGTCTGACTGGAAGTGGTACATTTACACTTAATCAATATACCGATCTTTCAATTGATATTGAACACGCTGATACTTCTTCGGTCGCTGACACTAGTAATGCCGATGGTAATGTTCTTAGTAATATCACGTTCGACACATTCGGTCATGTACAAACAATTAGCTCGTTAGATCTTGATACTAGATTCTATACGGAAAATGAATTAGATAATGGTCAGTTAGACAACAGATATTATACTGAAACAGAATTAAATTCCGGCACATTGGACTTTAGATATTATACCGAAGTCGAATTAAATGCTGGTGCTCTTGATGGTAGATATTACACCGAATCAGAATTAAATCTCGGCCAATTAGATAGTAGATATTATACCGAAACTGAATTAAATAATGGTCAGTTAGATACTCGATACTATACTGAAACAGAATCGGAAGCCTTATTCGTAAATGTTTCCGGCGATACAATGACCGGAGATTTAACGGTCAGTGCAAACGTTGATATCACCGGAACTCTTACTGCTGGTGTGATCGATAGAGATCCTAATATCACAGTTGTATTGAATGGTGATATTGCCGGAAGTGGAAATACCACTCTCACGAATCTTGGCGATGGAACTCTTAATATTACAACAACTGTTCAGCCGGATTCTGTAGAATTAGGTACTGATACCACAGGTGATTATGTAGAATCTGTTGCCAATACTGTTGGTATTGTCATCACTGGCACTACTGGAGAAGCGGGTGTACCAATTATCGGTCACGCGGATACGTCCAGTGTCATTGATGTATCGACATCTGGCAAGGATGTTATTTCAAGTATTGATTTCGATACCTTTGGCCATGTTACTGCTCACACGACGAGAACACTTGATTATATCACTGAGGCAGAAGCCGATATAAGGTATGTGAATGTCACTGGTGATACAATGACCGGTGATTTGGTTGTAAATGCAAACATCGATCAGTCTCATGCAAGACACGCAACAGCATCGTATACGACAATCAGTACAAGTACCGTGGGTATTTTCACATTCAATGCTTCAGATTACAATAGTGCTGAGGTAGTAATCACTGCCACTCAGGGAATAAATAGACATATTACCAAGTTATTAGTTGTTCATAATGGTACCACTGCCTCGGCCACAGAATTCGGTTCGATTGCTACTGGATTTGACCTAGCATTATATGACGTGACCATGGGTAGTGGAAATCTTACAATACAGACAACACCCGCTAGTGCTTCATCAACTACATTTAAAATAGTGGCTACGCTGATAGAAGATTAAAATAAATAAATTAAGAAAATTTAAAGGCCGATCTGGGGAGAGTGAACCGAATGGCAAATGATAAGAAGTTTATAGCCAAAAATGGCCTATTGACTCCACAACGAGCGATCATTGGATCGACTACCGATAATAATACGGATGCATTACAGGTAACAGGATCGAGTGATCTTTCTGGTACCCTTAATGTAGAGCAAGGCTCACCCGGATCCCCTTCAATTAATGTTGTTAATAATGGTGTAGGTGGTTTAGTACCGGCTGCCGTTGTTGCACAATTTGTTGGTGATTCAGATTCGCTTCAGATTGTTAACACCTCAGGTGGTGGATATCAATTAAACAATTCTGGCCAGAATAACAATATTATTTTTTATAATAATAACTCCGGTATTGCCGTCCAATACGGCGGGGCTGACCGACTTGTTATTAGCTCAACAGGAAACGATCTTAAAGGTCTTTCTACATCTACAATTGATGGCAATCGAATCATTACGGTTCTTGACCAGGCAAGCCAGGGTGGATCATTCGACTCTGCAACACTAGATGGCCTCGACTCGCTCCAATTTGTACGGGCAGATGAATCGGATACAATGGATGGTAGCTATATCATCACCGGTGACCTAACCGTTAGTGGTAATACTACATTTATTAATACAGAACAATTACTTGTTGCTGATAATATATTCACTCTTAATTCAGATTTTACCACAGGTTCGCCTACAGAAAATGCTGGAATGGAAATTCGCAGAGGCGATTCTGCAAATTCAGCTTTCATATGGGACGAATCGAACGATTGGTTTAAATTAGTCTCAGACGGAAGTGATCTTGGTCGAATTATTACCACAGCCGATGAAGGTCCNGGTAATGGATTTGATGCAGATACTGTTGATGGATTACATGGCTGGCAATTCTTAAGATCGGACGTAGATGATACAGCAAATGGTAGTATCACGGTCCTAGGTACTTTGACTGTTGGTGATGATAATGGCCCTGCATTTCTTATATTCAATGGCTCGGGCCAAGATAGAACAATATATCACAGTAATGGTGACATTGGTTTCTTAAATGCGACTAGTGGCTGGGCTCTTAAATCGAATTCCTCGGGAGATCTTGAGGTAGAGAGAGATGTTGAATCTGGTCGTGATGTAACAGCAGACCGAGATATAATTGCACAAGATGATATTACGGCTACAACAGGTAACATTACTGCTACTGCTGGGTCTGTCTCTGCTGCTACTACGGTCACCGCTGGTACTGATGTCATCGGTCAAAGATTCGTAGATGCAGATGATAACACCTTTTTGGTTAATCCTGCAGACACTTCCCGAGTTGATACAATTGATATTACTGGTCAAATTCGACACGACGGTGACACTAATACCTATCTTGAATTCCCGGCTGAAGACACATTTAGAATATTTACGGGTGGAACTCAGCGTGTAAATATCGACAATGACAGTGCTGATTTCGCTCAAGATGTTTATGCTCCCAATCTTTTTGTTAACGATGCGATTATTCACAATGGTGATGTTGATACTAAGATTGTATTTGCTACCGATGATATTAGTTTACAAACCGGTGGTGCAGAAAGATTAGGTATCGACAATGCTGGTGTTGATGTTACTGGTGATATTGATGTCTCGGGTACAGCAACTGCAAATATTGTAATCGGCACGACGGAGATGCGCTCTCCGATTTATTACGATCAGGATAACGATTCATATTTCGGCAACTTTGCCGGCACGTCGGTAATGAATGATATTGGCCTTGATGATTATATTGTTCACAATGGTGATACCAATACTTACATGGGGTTCCCCGGCGCTGATCAAATTACATTTGTTACCGGTGGTACTCAAAGACTTTATGTAACAGATAGTCAGGTTGAAGCTTCGGTCGACATTTATGCTCCGAAATTTGTTGACTTGGATGACCCAACATACTATGCTGATCCCAATAGTACCTCTATCATGTCAACGATTAATATCAATGACTGGTTACAACATATTGGTAACGAAGATACACGCATAGGATTCCCTGCGTCTGATACGATTAATATTCAGACCGATGGCTTTACAAGATTCGTTGCCAATAATTCTCAGGTAACTATCACTACCGATCTTAAGGTTGATGGTGATATTATTGGTGGTGGTGATGGTAACTTTGCTGGAGATGTATACGCATCTCAATTCATAGATTCAGACGATAATAATTATTACGCAGATCCTAATGCCACTTCTGTAATGAAGACAATTGGCATTGATGATTATATCATCCATAATGGTGACGCAGATACAAAGATAGGTTTCTTGCAAAATGATACCTTGCAAATGGATGCGGGTGGTACTACAGTCTTTCTTGCTCAATCTACAGCAGCAGAATTTTATGTAGATGTCTATGGTGAAGATGCATATTTCAGAACATTCTACGATAATGACGATTCCGCATATTATCTAAACCCTGCTGATACGACACTTGCATTAAATGTCGCCGGTCGAGCTCGTGTAGCAAATGGGACTGCAGCCACTCCAGCGTTCTCATTTATTAATGATACTAATACGGGTATGTATCGTTCGGCCGCTGATCAGTTAAGCTTATCTGCTGGTGGTAACCAAGAATTAATTATCCACACAACATTTGTTGAGGCTCCAGGTTCAGTTAGATCACCTATTTTCTACGATATACCTAATACGGCATATTACGGTGACTTTGCTGCTACTTCTCAAATGTCACAGATTGATATTGATTCATATATTCGTCATCGTGGTGATACAAATACCTACATGGGCTTTGATGCCAATGATTCGTGGGGTGTGTGGACTAATGGTGTTCGAAGACTTACCTCNAACGCAACCGCATTTACATCTGGTCTCGAAGTTCGAGCTCCGAAATTTGTTGATTCGGATGACAACAATTATTATGTAGATCCTGCTGCTACAGACACGTCTGCCACATTTGGTGGTAAGGTCTTAATCGGTGGAATTACTGATCCTGCAAGATGGGATGACAACTCAGGTAACGGTGGCATCTCGTTGATGAACCACGGTTCATATGCTGCAGGACAAAACACTACCATCGCNATGGCGGGTAATTATGCTGGTGGTTATTCGTTGATGTATCTCAATAGGATTGATCCTAACCCGAATCCATTTAATGGNGGTAACAGATACATTCATTTTTATGCTGATGGAAGCCAAGGTACAAATCTAAGTGGTGACAGCTCTGGTAATCTATATTGGTTAATGCTAGCCAATACATCACAGTCGTACTGGACACAGGCTGGTGGTGTAATCTTTACAATTAATGATAGCGGTGCCGTTGTCGTTGGTGGTTCTTCGGCTGTATATTCAGATGGTGGTGATAATACAGCACTCACCACAACACCAAGTAATCCTAAGCTTCATGTCAACGGATCAATTTATTTAAATGGTAACAACGACGGTATTATATTTGGTCGTGGTACGGCATCCTTCCTTAAAGATGAAGAACTTGCCTTTGGTTGGGGATCTGGTTGGTACATGCAAGATGCATCATATCTGCGTGTTCGAAATAACATAGATGTTTACTCTAGTGGAAATTCATATTTCGGCAGATATTACGATACCAACTCACCAACTCATTGGATCGAGCCAGGTGGCGGTGGTAGACTGCTCGGTAACTTTGAATTTGCCGCGGCTACAACAAGCACAAGTTATTCAACTGCTTCAATCGAATTAAGAGAAAGTAATTACACAGGAAATAATACAGCGACTCCTCCTCAAATCGGATTCCATTGGGGTGGTGTTGTTGCATCGAATATTGCTATTGAATCAAGTGGTCGGATTGTAGTACGAAATAATCCCGGCAATGACTATGAGAAATTTGGTGCTTCGGAAATCCATGGCCGCAAATTCCTTGACATAGACAATAATAACTACTATTTCGAACCAGCTGTCAGTGCTGCATGGAGATTACAAACTCCTACCGGTTACTTAGATATTGGTTCGATGAATTCAAGTTATACGCATTTTCAGACCGACAGGCCTGACTTTTATTTCAACAAGCCTGTCGCCTTTGATGGTAATATTAGAGGTTACGGTGGTAATGAGACTGCATCATTTGCTCGATACTATGATAGCAATGATCCTACTTTCTGGGCTGACCCACACGCTGAATCGATATTCAATACGTTAAGGCTTTACCAAAAGGCTGCTCCGATAAACGATTGGGTTGCTCTTAATATAGACAATGGTGATGGCACAGGTGATATTGACCAGCCAGAATCTTGGATTGCATGGAATTTCAGAGATGGTAATGCAAACTATACCCCTCAGGTTCGTATTGGTGGAAGAGCAGGATACAATACTGGTTCTGCTGACGACTTAGATAAAGAAGGTTCCGGTAGCTTTATTGTACAAACATCCATAGGCACTGGCGGTGCTGGTGCCGGAACAATACGAGATACTTTCTCGGTAGATTACTTAGGTAATTCTACTTCTTTGACTTCGTCTCGTGCTCCAATATTCTATGATTGGACTAATACAAACTGGTATGTAAACCCAGACGGCGACTCGAGAATGAACACTATTACCCTTGATGGTAACGCTGTTCAACTGAGAGAGCCCACTGGCGACTTTGGTTCATTCATGGTCGACGGTGGTGGACGTAGTGGATGGGAAGGATTCTCAATCGGTGGTCGTGTTGTCTTTATGCACAACAATTCAACGGCTTCTGGTATTTACGACGATGTTAATAACCAATGGATGGCAAGATTTAATCTTGGTACTAGTGTCGAACTTTCCTATAGTGGTACTACAGAAGCAGAAACAGCAAGTGGTTATTTTCTTGCTAATAATGAAATCCGTGCTCCAATCTTTAGAGATGTAACATCACCTACTACATGGTTCGTAGATCCGTCAGGTACTTCTCGTGTTAATACGCTGAGAACAAATAGAATTTATCCTGCCTACGATAATAGCACAAGTGTTTATATTGATTACCCAAATGGAGATTACGGCTCGATTGCTGTACAGGGTAGTGGTAAAAATGGTTGGCAAGGTTATTCT